GAACCCGGAAGGGGCGCGCGCCCCGTTCTCTCTTTATCGCACGCCGGGATTGAGGCTTACGAAGTCGATTAACGCGAATATCGGTCGCGGCATGATCGCAATGGAGGACGAAAATCGCCTCCTGACCGTTCACGATACCACGCTAATTGCCGTCGATGTGAACCTGAACCCCACGCTTATCTCCGGGGCAATTTCCGGTGCAGACGATCTGATTATTGCGCGCAACATGCGCTCTCCTGACCCGCAGATTGTTTTCGTGGGTGAGGCCGGGATCAAGATGCTGACCGGCACGACGCTGACGACGATAAGCGACGGCGATTTGCCTTCGGGCATTGTATCCGTGGACTTCCTCAATTCGTTTATGATCTACGCGCATCCTGATGGAAGGATGTTTTCGAGCGCGGCTAATGATGCCAGCGCGATTGATCCTCTGGACTTTGCGACTGCTGAATCCAGTCCGGATGGGTTGGTAAGGGCAAAGGTTTTCAGGAACGAATTGTTTGCCTTCGGTGTGTCATCCACGGAACCGTGGCGATACGACCCGTCTAGCGCTGCGTTTCCGTTCATTGCCGTTCCGGGCGCTGCTATTCCGGTAGGGCTGATTAACAAGCACGCGATCTGCGATCATGCAGGCCAGATGGTGTGGGTGGATCATACCTGCGTCGTTCGTAGACTGAAGGACGGCTATGGGGCCGAGCGCATAAGCAATCTCGCGACGGAAAGGGCTATCCAGCAAGCAGACCCTGCGTCGATAAAGGTCTTCGCTTATTCCGATCAGGGCCACCAGTTCTTCGTGGTGCGCGCACCGACATTTACGAAGGTCTACGACGCCAGCACGAATCTCTGGCATGACCGGAAGTCCTATCGGCGTAACTGCTGGCAGGCAAAGCACTACGCCTTCTTCGCTGACAAGCATTTGGTATCGCGCGACATTGCTGGCGATCTGCTGGAAATGCGCAGCGATGTGTACGACGAAGACGGCGAGCATCAGGTAATCGAGTTCACGCTGCCGCCGGTAGAGGATTTCCCGAACGGAGGGATTACGCATCAGCTTACGTTCGATATCGAGTGCGGCACGGGCGCGGCGGCTACCGCTCCTGCGGAGGATTACGAGCCGGAATTGATGCTCGAATTGTCGGTCGATGGCGGCAAGACGTGGAAGCCCGGTCGTAAGGCCTCGCTAGGCCCGCGCGGTCGTCGCCGTAAGCAGGTGCAGTTCATGCGTTGCGGGGAGTTCGGGCGGCAGGGCTTGCAGATTCGCGGTTCCTGTTCGGCTGCTGTAAGCATCGCCCTAACCGGGGCCGACTTCCGTGGTTCGAGGCGCGCAGCCTGATGGGAACGATTGTTGATCGTATTCCGCCGCTTCCTCATTCGAGTGGCTGGTTGGAAAACGGTCAACCGTCTGCTGCCTTCGTAAACTGGTGCGATAGCGTTCAGAAGTTAATGAAGGCCGTGCAGGGCTTCGATGTAGGCTCCTTCGGATATTTGACAGAAGTAGCGCCGCAGAATCTTGTAAGCGGATTTGGTGTTGTCATTCATCAGATCGTGCCATCGCTATTAACGTCGCCTCATTCAAGCGCAACGGCTTTCCCTATAGACAATACGATCCCTCAGATTACCGAGGGCGCGCAGGCGATGGCGCAATCGTTCACGCCAAAGAGCAACGCCAGCAAGGTAAGGATTGATTTCTCGTCGAGCGTACAGGCCTCGCAAGGTGGTGGCGTCGGGATTTTTCGCTCCGGCCAGAACGACGCGTTATCGGTCAGGGCTTTAAGCGCCACAACAGTCGTTTTGTCGCTCGCCATGTCTGTCACGATAGATTCGTGGGGGACTTCTGCGAATACGATATCGGTGAGGACCGGTTCCACGAACGGTATCAACAACGTGAACTTGGGATCGACGGGATCGTTCGGTGCCTCCGAAGTTACGTCTCTCGTAATCACTGAGTACGAAGCAACTCCGATCAGCTAACGGCGATTTTCAACATTCAGAAATGAACGGCTGCGGGTTTTCGGCTCGCGGAAGGATGAAGTTATGCCGAAGTATTGTCTCCCATTGCCGCCGCAGGACGAACTTCTGAAAAATCTAGCTTACGACCCAGCAACCGGGGTTCTGACTCGCAAGGTCACAACCACAAGGAAGGCGGGCACTGAGGCGGGCTGCGAGACGAAAACGACCAGACAGACCATTAGAGTCGTAGGTGTTTGCGGACGATTTTTTGTCGCCCATCGTTTGATATGGAAAATGATGACGGGGCAGGAGCCACCGGAGTTCATTGACCACATCGACGGCAATTCTCTCAACAACCGATGGAATAATCTTCGGTTAGCTACGAATGGTCAAAACCGCTTCAACAGTAAGCGCGCGAAGAATAATAGCAGCGGTTTTAAGGGAGTTCACCACAGAGGCCCGCGATACATCAGTAGGCCTTGGCGGGCAGTAATTTCCGCGAACGGCAAACATTACAATCTCGGCCAATTCGCCACACCTGAAGAAGCGGCAGCGGCAGTCAACGCGAAGCGCGAAACGCTTCACGGCGTCTACGCACGCATAGCCTAATAGGAGGCTCCCATCGGGATATTTGATAGTATCTTCGGCATCAAGGACGCGAAAAACGCTGCGCAAAATGCAGCAAACGCAAGCCGCACGGAAGCCAATTCCGCTTACTCGGATATTGCTGGCTCGCTAACGCCCTACACCACATCGGGACAGCAGGCACGAACGACGCTCTCAAACCTGACTGGCTTGAACGGCTTGGGTGCGCAGAACGAAGCCTATAACAATTTCCAGTTCTCGCCCGATTATCAGGTCCGCTTCGATCAGGGTGGTACGGCTTTGCAAAAGCTGCTCGCGGGAACGCGCGGATTGAACAGCGGAGCGGCCATGAAAGGCGCGATGCAGTTCGGAGCCGATCTCGGCGCTCAAGGCTATAACGATTACTACAGCAAGGTCGCCGGACTGGATCAGACTGGATTGCAAGCGCTTGGATTGCAGGCCAATGCGCGGCAGGGCATGGCGAACAACATCATCAACGCGAACACGAGCGAGGGCAACGCGATTGCGAACGCGAGCCTTGCTGGCGGCTCGATGCTTATGGGCGGTCTGACGGGTCTTGCCAATCTTGCTGGCATGTACTCCCCGCAGATTTCGCGCTGGATGGGCGGGAATAACGGCAGCATCAGCGGGAGCATGGGACGCTAATGGCTGACGGCATTTATTGGCAGCTTGCAGCGGGTAATGCTGACCGGCTGGCGCAGCTTCCCCAGCAGTTTTATCAGGGAAGACAGCTTCGCCAACAGCAAGACGTGCTGAATGCTCGCCAAGAGGCTGGTCAGCTTTTTTCGCAAGGTGATAATCGCTCGGCACTCGCTCGCCTTGCTGGCGTAGGAGACTTTCAAGGCGTCGGTGTACTGAACCAGATCGACCAGCAAGGCTTGCCAGCAGGCTTCCGCCGCACGGCAGCAGGGCTTGAACCCATTACTGGCGGTCCTGCCGATCCTCGTTATCAGCAGCAAGTCAAGCTTGCGACGGCGGAAGTAAAACCGCCGGAGTACCGCGAGATCGAAGGGCCGAACGGCAAGCAGCTTGTCCGCATCGACGCGCAGCGTAACAAAGTCGATGCCGTTAACGTGCCTGGGATGCAGACGCAGCCGAACAATCCGTATGCTCCGGGTGGAAAGGTCACGGACGAACAGGCGAAGGCGGGCCTATACGGCACACGCATGGCGCAGTCTCACAAGATCATCACCGATCTTGAAAACATCAACGAACGCCCTTGGGGTTATACAGAGGCTGCAATTCAGAACATCCCCGGCGCGAACCTGTTTTTGAGCGCTGACCGGCAGAAGGTGAACCAAGCGCAGCGTGATTTCATTAACGCAATTCTACGCCGTGAATCGGGCGCGGTGATTGGCGAGTCAGAGTTTGCGAGTGCGCGCCAGCAATACTTCCCGCAACCGGGCGATAGCGCTGCCGTCATTGAACAGAAGCGGCAGAACCGTATTACAGCTACGCAAGGGATCATGGCTGCTGCCGGTCAGAACTATCAGCCGCCTGCCGATTTCGCGCGCAACAATCCTAATCCAAACCGCACGCAGCAGAACGTACAACAACAGCAGCCGCAAGTTTCCGAGGGCGCGATTATCGTCAATCCGCAGACAGGCGAGCGCAGGCAGCTTCGCGGCGGTCAATGGTTGCCGGTGCAATGAACCTTCCCGAAGGCTTCGTGCTGGAAACTGCTCCGCAGAACGGAACGGTTGATCGTATTCTCACGGTCGAATCCGGCAATAACCCGAACGCGAAGAATCCTCGTTCGAGCGCGACCGGAGCAGGGCAATTTCTGGACGCGACGTGGCTGGAAACGATTGCAAGGCATCGGCCTGATCTGCGCGGACGCAACCGCGAAGAATTGCTGGCGCTACGCAATGATCCGAACTTGTCCCGTGAGATGACGGCTGCCTACGCGAATGACAACGCGAATATGCTTCGAGGGGCAGGCTTTGATCCGACGCCGGAGAATACCTATCTGGCGCACTTTGCTGGTCCGCGTGGTGCGTTGAATGTGTTGCAGGCCAATCCGCAAATGCCCGTGGAGCGTATTCTTGGACCGCAGGCCGTCGCGGCCAACCCATTCCTGCGGGGCATGACTGCTGGTGATCTGCGCAAGTGGGCGCAGAATAAAATGCAGCCCGGCGATCCTATGCAGTTGCAAGGTTACGTTCCTGAACCGCCCGCAGGCGATCAATGGACTGTGAGGGCACGTCCTGCGGGAGTAGAACTGCCGCCCGGCTTCCAGCTTGAGCAGTCGAATAACGGCGACTTCAATCAAATGTGGGGCGATACGAACCGCTCAATTCCTCTGGCGCAGAACCAACAGACGCCGCTTGATCCGCAGGTTGATCGCGTTCTCGCTCAGCAAGCAACGCAACAGACTCCAGCGGGTCAGCAGGCTCGGGTAGAGCAGTATATTCGCAGTCGGGAAAAGAACGGCCAGCAGGCGGGCTGGTTAGACGCAGCGCTTCATGGCGCTACATTTGGTCTAAGCGATGAGATTGGCGCTGTTCTGGAGCGTGCCGCTGGGGGCGATTATGATACGGCACTTGCTGGAGAGCGCGAGGCTCTAAAACGATACCAGAAAGATCATCCAATCCGCTCTACTGCATTTGAAGTAGGCGGCGGTCTTATTACCGCTCCGCTACTGCCTGGTGCGGCTCCCGCAAACGCGGCGCGTGGTGTTCGCGCGGCTCATGGCGCATTTCAGGGCGGGCTTGGTGGCGCAATCTACGGTTTCAATACCGGGGAGGATGGCTTCCAGAATCGCGCAACAAATGCTGCCCTTGGCGCAGCGGTTGGCGCTCCGGTCGGTGGAGCAGTGGGGGCAATTCTACCCGGCATTAAAGCCGCTCCGGCAACCACGCCGGGGTCGGAAGTTGCAGCAGCCGCGGAACGTATAGGCGTCAATCTTCCGCGCGCTGTGACTAGCGATAGCGCGTCAACCCAACAGATGGGCCGTATTATTGCTAATGTTCCCATTGCAGGCCAGCCGCTGCGTAAGGCTTCACAGAACGCGATCAATCAGCTTGACGATGCTGCGAGAGATGTTGCTGCAGGATACGGCAGCGTAAACGCAAATGCGGCCACAGCAGGAGCAAAAATCCGCGAGGGTGTTGAACGGTACGTTGGTCCGACGACCAGCGGTCGAGTGAAGAAAGCCTATGACGCGGTTGACAATCTGGTCAATCAGAATGTTACAGTTCCGCTGGTTGATACAAAGTACACTGTTCAAAATATCCTGAACCGCATTAAAGCGTATGGCGATAGCGATGCCGGGAGCAACGCCGTCAATATTGTGCGGAATGCAGTAGAACAACAGGGCGGTCTTACCTATCATGCCATTAAAGACTTGAGAACGAAAGTCGGCGAGTTAATCAAGAGTAGCAATCTGCCAGCCGATGTTTCACAGGCTGAACTGAAGCAAATCTACAAGGCGCTTTCCAGCGATTTGAAGGCGGCTGTTCAGGCGGCTGGTGGAAACAAAGCAACGGCTGCGTTCAACCGCGCCAACACCTATAATCGCCTTGTGAGCGAACGCCGTGAAAATCTTAACCGACTGCTCAAGGTTACGACCGACGAGGCACTGTTCGACAAAGTTCTGCAAGCCGCGACAAACAAAACCCGCGCCGACCATCTGATTTTGTCGCAGGCCAGAAAGGCTCTACCTGCTGACGAATGGAACGAGGTCGCAGCAGGTGTCATCAATAGAATGGGCCGAGATGCACAAGGTAATCTTACGCCGGATCGATTTGTGAAGGCTTATGGTGATCTGAGTGAAGCAGGCCGTTCGCTGCTATTCCGCTCGACAGGGCAGGGTAGCCTAGCGAATGCTCTTGACGATATTGCGCTTGTTTCCGCGCGGTTCAAGAACCTCAATCAGTACGCAAACCCTAGTGGCACTGGTCAGACCGCAGCAGGTGTAACGGGAATTACGGCTCTGCCGTTGGCTCCGATTTCAACCATCACTTCGATTGTCTCGACTGGTGTTATGGCTCAACTCTTGTCGCGTCCTCAGTCAGCGCGTTCCATCGCAAACTGGTCGAACGCTTATTACAATGCTTATGCACGACCGACGCGCGCGACGATGCAGTTGCTGGAAAGAGCTAATCGGATTTTTGCTGACGACATTGGAAGGCAGCTAGGCGTTCCGCAACATGCGGAATCGCTCTTTCGTCAATTGCAGGGCGCGATACCCGCCCGCGCAGATGGCGAGCAGAAGCAATGACTTTGGCGCTGAGAAAGTAAGCCAGAAGATCAGAAATAAAGTGAAAAGAGCAATCTTCATCTCGCTCAATCATACGTCCCCGCTACCGGTTGTAGCAACCTAACAGGCTACCAATCCAATCAATGGCTTAGGCCGTCCTTTCGGGGGCGGCCTTTTCTTTTGGAAGAACGAATGACGGCTCAGCTTCAATCCCCATGGATTCAGATCATTGACCTGAACGGAGAACCCGTATCAGGCGCGAAGATCAGGGTATATGCCCCCACCACTACGACGCCGATGGACGTATTCAGCGACACGTTCCTTACGGTGCCAGTAGAACAGCCGATCATTGCCGATGCTGCCGGGCGCATCCTTCGACTTTACGTCGCCGGTCCTTACAAGATCAGGATCGAGGATAGCGAAGGCGAACTGATCGTTGAGCGGGACAATCAAGACCCCGCCCTTCCTAACGGCTTTGGCGGCGTTGATCTTGTGCCGGTGGCGTCAGGCGGTACCGGCGCTCCCAATGCCGCTGCTGCAAGGGCTAATCTAGGAGCAGCATCTGCCGATTCCGTTACGCAGTTAACGCAGACGGTAGCGGATAATCAGAACGCGCTCGGTGATCTCGCCGTGCTGGACGCAGTAGGGCGTGATGAACTTGAAGCCGGGTTCGGGCAAATCCTCATTCAGCGCGTTCGGCATGAGACGGTTGTCGATTCCACGATAACTACGACAACGCCAGCGTATGACAGTTCCAAACCGCAGATCAGCGAAGGGGATCAGGTTTTCAGCCTATCCTTTACCCCGCTGTCCGCGTCTTCCACGATAAGGATCAAGGTATTCATTACCGGCGATAATACTGCAGCAGCATACATTCTTGCGGCGGTCTTCAAGAATAGTGACGCTGACGCTATCGCTGCGGACGCTGGTTTCGTCCCCACGATCAGTACGCCAGCTACCGTTCAGGTATTCCATGAGGAAGCGTCAGGCTCGACAAGCGCAAGGACGTATAGCGTTCGAGCAGGCGTTGCCGCAGGCACATTCACGATTAACGGTGCTGGCACCTTCGGAGGACTGCGGAAGTCCCATCTTCTCATTGAAGAATGGGTGTCGGTCTAATGCACCTTTACCGCGATTCCGCGAATGGCTTCACGATCACGCTGAAGAAGCAATCGGACAATCAGATCGCGGATGTTTCCGGCTACGATATTCGCTTTGAGTTTTCCAAGGATGGAACGACCGTAACCCTGACGATGGGTAGCGGCGTTTCGTTCGTGACGGACGGAACGAACGGTCAGATCGCCGTCAATCTTACAAAGGATCAAACCAATCAATTCTGCATCGGGGAAGGGCGCTTGCGCGCTTTCGACGATTCCGGCGCGGACCCTGTTCTTTTCAATGAAGGCTCCTTCATCGTCGAAGGAAAGGAATACGACGCATGAGCGACGGTATGCTTTACATGAAGGTTGCCGCTGGCCTTCCGGGCGAGCAAGGCATCCCCGGACCTCAGGGCGAGCAAGGACCGCAAGGTATTCAGGGCATCCAAGGTATTCAGGGCATCCAAGGTGTTCCCGGCGAACAAGGCCCCGCTGGTGAGATGGGCGGCCCCGGTTCGTCCGTAGACGGAGAGATCGCGCTTTTTGATGGGTCCAGTGGCAGCGAATTAAAGCGCGCCAATCAAACCGGCATCCTGAAAGCAACATCGGGCGTACTTGCTGCGGCGGTTGCAGGTACGGACTATCTCGCTCCTGCTGCTATAGGAACGACTGTTCAGGCCTATGATGCCGATCTCGCGGCCATCGCTGGCCTCACTTCTGCGGCTGACCGTGTCCCATACTTTACGGGTTCAGGTGCTGCCGCGCTCGCCACGCTCACGTCAGCCGCCCGCAATCTATTGGACGACGCAGACGTGGCAACGATGCTCGCCACGTTGACGGCGCTTGGTCAAGGCAAGCACACGATCTGGATTCCGGCGACAGCAATGGTGGCGCGCACGACGAACGGTGCGGCTGCTGGCACAGCGGAAATGACCACCAACAAGAACATGGTCAAGACGCTGGACTTCGATACGTCCACGCAGGAGTTCGCGCAATTTGAGATCGCGATGCCGAAAAGCTGGAACCTCGGCACGATTACTTTTCAGCCGGTCTGGTCCCATGCCTCCACGACTACCAACTTCGGCGTTGTGTGGGCGCTGCAAGCGGTAGCGACTTCGGATGACGACGCGCTCGATGTTGCGTTTGGCACCGAGCAGACTTCGACTGATACGGGCGGCACGACGAACGACCGCTATATTGGCCCGGAATCTTCCGCCATCACGATTGCTGGCACTCCGGCTGCTGGCGACGTTGTTCAGTTTCAGATCAAGCGCAATGTCTCGGATGGTTCCGACAACATGGCGATTGATGCACGCCTGCACGGCGTGAAGGTTTACATCACGCTCAACGCCGCGACGGATGCGTGATGCTGATAGCCACGCAGCTTGCCGGGTTCGGTGCTGGCGCAGCGGCCCCAACCGTCCTCACGGTCGTCTCGACCGCAGGCAACGCGATCTCGGATAGCGACTTCTCCGGCTTTCCGAAGGGCGAAGCGTTCGACACGAATACTGCGAACGCATGGGCGACGAACCTCACGGGTTCAGGTATCTCCGGCGCGGCATGGGTCGGGCAGGACTTCGGCGGCTCGTCCTATGAGATCGTCGAGATTGATCTTCGGCAGGCGTGGAGCGGTGGCGCTGACACGACCTATGGCGTCAACTCGATCAAGGTCCAGTATTCGGACAATGGGTCGGCGTGGTCGGATGCGAACACGATCAGCCCGACGCTGAACGGCACGTCGCCTTCCAACCTGCAAACCTTCTCGGTTACGCCTTCTGGCGCGCATCGCTATTGGCGATTGCTGGCAAATCAGAATCTTGCCGGCGGTACGCACTGGGTGATCTGCGTCTGCGAGATGAAGGCTTACGTCTGAGGCTTCGTTGAAGACGCAATGCCGATCACCATTGCCGCCACGAACTTGTACATGGCCTTCTTGTTCACGATGTCGGTGTTCTTTTCGTAAATCTCGACGGCGTTCTCGATAGCGGCGGCGAGACGTTCGACTTGCTTCGGGTCAGGCTTCATCGCTTCCTCGGTGCCCCGGCTGGTGCCGGGACGGTTCGAAGCGCGTGTCCGAGGACGCACGCCCCCAGGCTTTCACCCGAAGGCTGTTTTATGGCGAGGGGCCGCCCGACATAGGCGAACCTCGGAACACGCGCTTTGTTGGCGCATGGCCGCTTCCCGCTTCCAACCGGTAGGCAGCCGGAACCTTTCTAGACCGCGATGAATCCTGCCGCAACTGGTGCGGCAAGTCCCTGCAAAACCTCAAATCAGGAGCGCCCTGCACAAGCGGGGGCGAATACACATGGCTGGTCCAATCCCGCTCGAATGGCTGTCCAAGGTAAAGCCGGGTTCGATCCGGGGCATTGTATGTCACTGGACGGCAGGGCTTCACTACCCTTCCGCGTTCGACAAGACGCACTATCACTTCCTGATCGATGTAGACGGAAACGTGCATCGCGGCACCAAGACGGTCGCGCAGAACGCCAATCCTATCCGGGGCGACTATGCAGCTCACACCCGCAACCTGAACAGCGGCTTTATCGGCCTATCGCTTTGCTGCCTTGGCGGAAACGGCGTCTCCGAAAAGTACCAAGGCCGATGGCCCATGACGGCCGCGCATTGGGAAACGATGGTGGCCTGCATTGCTCAACTGGCTGCCCACTACGGCTTTCCGATTCAGCGCCCGAGCCGCGCTGATCCTCGTGGCGTTCTTTCCCATGCCGAAGTACAGGACGCGCTCGGTATTGCTCAGGACGGAAAGTGGGACTTCACGGTCTGCCATGATCCCGGCCTGAAGGGCGCAAAGAACATCGGCAACCGTTTCCGCGAGGAAGCGAACGATATTCTGATGGCAACGCCTGTCGCTCTCATGCAGGACGATCAGCGAGACGATGCCGTTCCGCCACTGGCAGCAAACATGCCGACGCGAACGGATGAAGAGTTGGTGGTGACGAACCGGGAAGCCGTCGAACCGCTTTCGCCGTTCCGCAAGGTGTTGGGCTGGGTGACGGCGGGGGCTACGGCACTTGGCAGCGTCGGTGCGGGTCTCATGTCGAAACTATCCATGATCGATTACCGCATCTGGATTGGCTTCATTTTCGCTGCTGGACTTTTTGGCACGATCATCTTCGCCCTGACGTGGCTCTACCCGCGTCCGATTGTGATTGAGAAGGAGCCGGTGAAGTGACGGACTTTCTTTTAAACCCTTGGGCCATCGCGGGGGCCTTTACGGGGGTAGCGGGCCTCGCGGTCGCGGCGTGGTTCTTTGCTCCAGCCCTGATTTCGTTCTTCGCGTCCACGAGCATAGGTCGAAGGATTGCTGCGATAGGGGCTGTGATCTTTTCCGTCTGGCTGATCGCCGTGAAAATCTTTTCCGCCGGTCGGGCGAAAGAGAGGGAGGTCTTGAAACAAAACTCCGAGCGCAAGGAAAACGAAAGGAGGGCACTGGATGAAACGCTTAACAAGCTTCCTGACGATAAGCTTCGTAGCCGTAGCGACCGCTGGGTGCGCTAACATGCAGGCGTTCAATTGCTCTGGCATCCGCACGATCCACATGAAGCCAATGACGCGGAATTATCTACTCAAGCACGACCGGAAAGTCTTGGAGGGCATCGTAGGAAATAACGAGACCTGTCCGAACCAGCCCGAGCAGCCCTGATGACAATCGATCAAATACAATTGATGGCTACCGTAGTGGCCACGCTGCTAGGGCTAATCAGTTTCTGGCTCAAGTTCACGCGGGATATTGCTAAGGCCGATGCAAGGGCTGAAGCTGCTCATGCAATTGCTACTGCGGCGAATACTTTGGCGGCGGCTGCGATAGCAAAGATCGAATTACACTCGAACGACCTGAATGCCTACAAGGTCGAAGCGGCGGAAAAGTATCTCGTCTCAGACGATATTATTCAAGCGGAAAACAGAACGACAAGAGCGGTGGAAGATTTGCGCGGCGATGTTCGCGGAATGAACGCACGCCTTGACCGGATGCTTGAGAAGATAGTCGAGAAAGTAACTAACTGAATCCGCAACGCCCGTTGCGTGGTGCGCCTCCCGGTCGCTTACCGGGTATTTTCACAACAGAGGCTTACATGGAAAATTATGGCCAGCTTCAGGCTGCGAAATCGAGCAATGCGCTATCGGCTCCGCAGATGGGTGTTGTAAACTCCTTGCAGGAACTGAACAACAGCGCCCGCACGATCCTCAGTCGCTTGCGGATCATCGCTGAACGCATCGACGGCCCGCGCCCTGAGCCGGTTAGCGAAACCGGGGTGAAAGAAGCGCCCAGCGCCCATCATCTTACGCGCTCCCTCGGCAGTTCTTTTGGCGACATTTTCGCGATGCTCGACCGCATCGAAGGCACGCTCTGAGTTTCGACGACCTAGTGTCGTCGTCCGAGGCCCTCAATGGTGAGGGCGATTAACAGGCGCGCGGTTCACGACATTTCACGCGCTCTTGTGTTCCTCCCTAGAAACTTGGCTCGTCACCCTAACCGGTGGCGAGCTATTTTTCGTTTCACGGATCGAGATTCAGTACCGCCGATATAATCCTGTGGCCTGCCATGAACAGCTTGGCATCCTCCCAATTCTTCGGGACGGACCAGCGGACGTTTCTGCCTTTGCAGGCTGAGCATTGAAACTTGATGCTATCGAGCGGCGTCATATTTTCACGGCGGAGATAGGCGTTGCCTTCCCGATCCCGCCATTTATTTGCTTCCAGCACTGCACGATGCTTACAGTCTTTGCACTCCAGACCGAGCAACCCGCTGCGCATGTAAGCGGTGTGAAGGTTTGTCATGGATCATACCCGCATCCCCGCTAGTGAAGCCTCTTAACTTCGGCCCGCCTCGCCAAGCGTAGTAATGAATCCGAACGGAGCCGTCAGCTAACCTTCTCTTGGACCAGTTTAGGCCCTTTAGCCTGACGCGCATTGTCGGCTTCTTTCCAGCGTTCATAGGGGCGGTCCTGAATACTAGGGGCAATTCCGCTCAGTCTGTCTAGTGCCTCGTCCAAAGCCTTGCGATCCCAACGGTGTGTGCCGGGGATAGGGCCGGGAATACGGCCTAAGCGCCTCCAAGTATCGAACCCTGAGGGCGAAAGACCGCAATGCTCAGCGGCTTCTGCTTTGGTCATTCCCCGCCCCATTACTTAATCCCCACTTCCTTCGTGGAGGCTTTGGGTAGGAACTCAGGTGTGTATTTTTCTTCCTCTATTGGGGTGAGGGGGAGAGAACGTAAGGCATCAAGTACTTTGTGGTATAGTAGAATTGCGAAGCGGTCGTTGTTGCTCTTTCTAAACTTTGCTTCGTGAGGCATGACAAGGTTTTCAATGGAGTCTTTCGCGCGTCTAAGCATCACGGCTTCACCCGATGAAAACGCTTTGCTAAGAAACACCGCCACAGATCGCAATTCATCAGCGGACGGCCCAACCTGCGACGGCGTTCCATCGCTGTCGATTGATTGAGCGCCAGCAAGCAGCAAATCTATTTTCTCTCTCGCTTCTTTCTCAAAATCCATGGTTAGCCCTTCTCCTGAGAGCGTTTAAGGGAGCGGTCTGCCTGTCGCCAACCGGCCGGATGCAGAATGCTCTCGACGTTGAGCGGGAAGCGAAGTACCCAACGCTTCAGATCATCGCACCAGAATGCCCGAATGCCATTAACGCCGAACGGCATTTTCAGAATTACGTCGCGGCCATCCTTCGGCGCTGTTTCAATTGCTTGCCAATCCGCTTCCTCCAACCCCCGCTCTCGCTCTGTGGAGAGAAGGCCCGAAGCCGAAAGCGTCTTTGCGATAAGCCTATCCATGTCGCAGGGCGTCTTGCTTCCTGTGCGCGCGACAGCAATTGCGATGGCTGCCCGCTCCACCACATCTTCCTGCGCTGATAGGGGTGTGGCGTAGGATTTTGAGATTTGCTCTTTAAGCCATTCGTTGATGCGCGCATCTTGCGGGGTACGAAGGTCTGCGCGCTCATTGAAAAGCCGCGACAGCCTGCACATATCTTCGTGTGAAAGGTTCATTGCTGGTTTCCAAGTGCAGCGCGGATAACGCCGGTTGCGTTCTTTAAGCGCACATTCCAGTGATCGAGGCTGATGCCGCCACGGTCAGGCGGGTTGATAGCCATGTCAGCAATCTTCAACGCCTCTCTCAGCCTCGCTACTTCTGCTTCGAGGGTGTCGATGGCAGAAAGCATTGCTGTTGCAGTCTCGGTCGTAACAAGCCCGAACCCGTCGATCAGCATTTCTTCCTTCGCTTGCTCCTGCAACGTCTTCATGGCTGGCCTTTTATGGAGCGGATATGGCCTGCTGTGGTTTTCATCGTTGCATCAAACTGTTGTCGATAAAGGCGCTCCTCCCAATCGTCACACCTGCATTTTTCAGCGCCAAACATGCGGCTTTCACAAACCTTCGCCGCTTCTTCCCGCGCTTCGTCTTTGATCGCGATGCGGGCTGCGTCAGGAATTGGCGCGGTGCCGCCACTAGAAATGCTATCGACTGACTCGTAAGCAGTCGGCATGTCTGCGGCACTCGGCCAAGGATGGTTTGGCGGAACGTATGCAGGAAGGCCCGCATCTAGTACGGATGGGGAGGCGGAGAGCGTTAGTAACGGAAAGCGGGCTGGCATCCAGTGAGTGACACGGGCAGAGGACGGAATCATATCGCCGTCTTTGCATAAGCGGAGAATGTCGCTCTTGCGATAGCCGAGCATCTCATCGTCGGCTCCTTCCTTGCGGATGTACGCTTCGCCGCACCAAACGCGGGACCAGCACATTCCGCTGTGTTCTGCTTCGCCTTCGATGCGAATAAACTGACGGCCCGGACGTTCCATGAAGTCAGGCTGCGTCTCAATCGGCTGCCACCCATCCGGTATTACGGCTACAGAAGGAGGGGTGGACGGATTGCAGATTGCGTTGACTACGCGCTCGCCAAGTTTCGTGGTACGGTAGCCGCTGCCGCTGCTCTTTGATGGCCTGACAAACCCGCGCTCAATAAAACTTTGCAGCGCAGCTTCGCGGACAGTCGCAAACATTCTCGGCAACGGTTCTGCAATCGCGTACAAGTGCAGGAGCATTTCAACTTCCATCGGAGTGAAACGCCAGTCGCCGCCCACATCCCGATCTTGGGGGGTGCCAAGTTTTCGATATACCTTGTCCAGATAGGTTTCTTGGGGAGCGGAGAGAAGGGCGTCAGAAACGATTTTGATTAATTCGTCTGTAGAAACGAGCATCATGTACGGTTCAGCATTGTTCGGGATAGGGCGCAATTCTCCGACCCGCTGAACGACATACAGCGCAATTTCGTCTCGTAGTGTTTCTTCTTTGGTCATCCGTTTTGTTTCTCGGCCGATTTTCTGGCGCGCTTGATAAGGCGTTCAAGTTCGTCGCAGTCTGCTAATGTCAATTCGTGCCGCTTTAGAAGTTTTGAAACACCGCCGAGTTTTGGCCCGCAGAGTCGATGTCCTACGCCGTCATATTCTGTGCAAAGTTGGAATGACCCGCAAGGATGCTGCCAAATCTCCAATGCTGCAACCGCTTCTCGCTGTTCGGTCATGGCTTTGCTCCGGTGATACGTTCTGCGAAAGCGTAGTCCCATTCGTCACAAAGGAATTGAACAGCGTTGCGGTCGTCGTAAGAAATTGTCTCCCAAGACTTGCCTTCTGGTGGAAAGATGAACCCACCACGGCTAAAATAGAATCCGCGTTCGGTCAGGTGGTTCATAGCCTTGTCTTCACCGACACCTAACTCGCCACCCCAAAGTGCGCGCAGTTCGTCACTAGCTTGCGGCATTACCTACATCCTTTCCATCTACGTTCTGTAGGGAGAGGCGGGCGCGGAGAGCGAAGATGATCGCTTCCTTCAGCCACGCGAAGGTGTCGAGCGCGTCCACATTTTTGAACGCATTGACCATCGCGATAATCATCAGCTTGCGTTCCTCGACATCGCGAGCCAACGTCAGAGCGGCGTCGATGGATGAAGTGAACGGAAGCGGCTCAAAGTTTCCGTGTGGGACGTGTTCGCCAAGCAAATAAACTAGGCCTTGGATCGCTTTCCACTTACCGGGCCAGTTCTTCACCCATTCGTGCTGCCCAGTGTAAACCTTAATCGTGGCTGCAATCTCGGCATCCAATTCCCGATCAGGCCCTGTCGCCTTTTCCAACCTCTCGATCAGTTCAAGCATCGCCGGTGTGGTGAGGGTCATGGGCGTTTCCGCTTCGTTGGCAGAACTTCAACAATCTCGATCTTGCGAACGTCTCGATATTGTTTTTGCGCTTCTGCGCGGGTGAGGAAGACAGCGAGGCTCGGATGCTTGCTCTGACCGAAGCCGCCCCAGCCAGAATCAATAAGGATTGCACTCAGCTTGTTGTCACTGAAACCGCCCCAAGCGATCCGACGAAATTGTTTCTTCTTCATTCCCCGCCCCCTGTATTGCGAGCAGAGAGCATGGCGTCGGCAATAAACTTGGAATATGCGGGAGGAATTGCCTGCGAGAGTTCAGGGCGGGTCATCCAATCGATACCCATAACTTGGCGCGCGTGAGCGAGGTTGGTTGGTTTCCTGCTAATACCTCCGCCAGCCTTCTTGCGGGTGCCGTGAAATGGCCCGCCGGTTCCAGTAACGTCTATCGGCTCAGGGCAGAGCGAGTGTGAGCATTCAGGAACGAAGACAACCGGCGGCTTGCATTCAAAGAGTCGATGACGCCAATCTTTCAGTTCGGAGCCTACTACGTTTTCGATTACGTAGGGTTTGCCGCTCGCCTCCAACATCGAACGAACGGCAGGAATGAGTTTACCGCGTTTCTTTGTCGCTAGGGATTTCAATGACGAGTAATCTTGGCAAGGGGGGCTAGCCCAGATGAAATCGAAGATTGAGAGGTCGAACGGAAGGCGAAGCGCGTCCGCCTGCACGAACAAAAACGGATAGCGCGGCTGAGGCTTTATATCGACGCCCACGATGCAGTAGCCGGCTTGGCGCAAGCCATAGGCAGCGCCGCCTGCGCCGCAGAATAAATCTAAAGCCAGTGGATCGCCCATCTACTTCTTCTCTATGCAAGAATGGTTTAGGGTCGCAGCGTTTCTCGACCGAAGTAAGCAAATCCGGTTGCTCCATATCGAACCAAAACACGCTCTATCTCGGTCCGTGTCTGTTCAATGGGAACGCGAGTGCTTTGCGCGTATTTAGCCATTACGCTTTTTCTCCTTCTACTGATGCAGCAATGTCTTCCATTACCTGTCCATAAGGAGCGTCTTTAAGAGCGGGGTGAGGAGGTTCTTCTTTCGGCAATATGGCTTCCAGCTTCTTGTAGAGTTCGGCCATGTGTTCAGGGTCGCGCTTGTCGTCGCGCATCGGGCGAGGGCGCTGGATTTGTTCCGGCGCTAGATCGCTGGTGCCAGCCACCAGTTCACCATCGTTTTTGATGATGCTGATGATAAGGTCGTTGCGGGAGTGCAGCACGGCGTTTGCGCGCTCTAAAGACCTGTTGGCTTCTTCCAACTCCTGAATCCGCTTGGCGTCGCTCTTGGCAAGCCGCTTGTAGGATTCAATGGTGTTCTCGTGCGAGCCGATGATCTGATTTTGCGTTTCGATCACGGCATCAAGGCGGATGATTTCCTCCGCGTTTCGTAGCGTCGCGTTCTTCGCGTTGTCGAAAACACGCTCGATGGTTTCAATGCTGCTCACGCGCCCCTCCTGTTAGGATCAACCGGCGTTCCATCAAAGCGGCGGTAGCAAATCTTCCGCTTCTGGCCGCTGATGCCGAAATGCTTCTTGCGAATTGAATCCGTCTTGGCTTTCTGTTCTCGATCTTCCGCAGTCTTTTGCTGGTGAACCTTGCCGTGGAAGATCGGGGCCATATTGCTTTCCCGATGCTCGCCGCCGTTGCAGAGAGCGACTACATGCTCAATGTCCCACGCATCGCCGGGGCGGATGGTCTTCTTGCTCCGGTAGCAGCGCCCCTGGTAACGATTGAACACGCGCAGGCGGACGTAAGGCGGGATGGCCTGATCGGGATGCTTGCCGATCCATTCCTCGGTACTGCGCGCGGAGCCGTTGGAGAGTTTCATAGCCTTGCCTCCACGCGCTTGCTGGCTTCCGCTGATTGCCATTCCATCGACTTCATGCGGATGTATTCAAGCTGAACCTTGAAGCGATTAGCGGCTTCTCTCGCCTTCACCATCCGCGTTACAAAGTCGGTCCACTCGTCCGAGGCCTTCACGGTCATTTCAGCGCGAGAAACCGGAACATCCCCAAGCGCCGTCATCTTCTGTGAAAGAAACGCGCTCTTGGTTTCTTCCAGAATGTTGGCGGCGGAATCAGCGTCCACCCATTGCTTTGCAATGATGCGGTACTGCTCGCTTATGGGGAGGTTCGGATTCACGGTCAGCGAAACTCCGGGCTGAACGGAATGTCGTCGTCCATATCGCTGCGGCCGCGGACGGGCGGGGCAGGCGTGTTCAGCGGCGTTACCGCGCCGAAAGTGTTGCGCCATGCGTTGCGAGCCGCGTTGGTAGCCGCTTCGATCGCGCCTTCGGTAAAGTCGATACGGCCCGCCTGAATACCCGCGTTCACCAGCGAGCAGACGTACATGCGCTCGGCATCTACGGGAGACGTAGGACGATAATTGCCGCCGTTTCCGTTCTGCGTAGTGCCGCCGCTAAGGGCCATACCGCCTGCAGGCTTCACGTCGCGAACTTTCTTGAAGTCGCCCTGCACGAGATAGTCGATCTCGTAGGTGCCGCCCTTCTGGAAAAGGGAAAGCTTTTCGGGATAGACTCCGTAGTATTCGTCGTTTGTGTCCTTGATCGAACCCATTTTCTTGCCGGGCTTTGGCGGGTTCACATAAGCAACGGTCACTGTTGCGTTCGGCATCTCACATGCTCCTGTCGGTTTGGGCCTCTACGCCCTCTGGCAAACTGCCATGCTCTTTCCGGTACGCTCTGGCGGCAGTCAGGATCGCCTCGCGTATTCCGTCAGTGACCCCGATCGCAAAAATGGCCTTCACGGGGTCGTTCAAAACCAGTGTTTCTTTTGTTCTGAGGCTCGCTGCGCGGCCCCATCCGGTGCCTATGCGGACGGTGGAATCCTTCGCTGCAATTGCCGCAGCGTGATCGGCTTTCTTGAAGCGCGAGAATGCCTGATCGGCCTCGGCCGTGGCAGCGATCACATCAACGCCGACTTCGCCTTGTGCTGCGTTGTCTTTTGCCTCGCGCTCGCGTTCTTCCGCCTCGCGAGCAATGCGTTCGGCTTCTGCCGCTAAGGCGGCCAGCCTCCGTGCCTCGGCAAGCCGCTTCTGTTCTTCTTCCAGCGCGTAAGCAGTCAGACGGTTCTTGACCGCATTGCGGGCTTCCGTGATCGGCTTCTGCGCGGATTTGTATTCTTCGTTGATCGCCTTAACTTGGTCGTTAAGTGGACGTACTTTGCCATCGCGTTCGGCCTCCAGTTCATCGAAGGAAGCCTTGAGGCGCTTCTCGTATTTCGCAGCCTCGCGAGCATCTTCTTCCGTTTCAATAACGGGATTATTGGCAAGCCACTTCGATGCCTCGGCAACAGTATCAGCGCCGATAGCGAAGCTGTTCGAGTTATGGCCGATGCGGGCGAGGTTGTTCATTCCGCAGCTTCCTTCTGCGTCTGCTCGATCTTGGAAACGATGCGAGAAAGCTGGCGGGATGCGAGCGCAATATCTCCGTACTCACCTGCAAGAAGATGCGGATATTCAGCTACGATCTTCTGCAAATCCCGCACGGCTGTAACGAGATTGAAGATGCTCATGTCAGCGTCGATCTGCTCGGACATTTCACGCTCCAGAGAATTGAAATCGCCGGGGGAGCCGCTGCTAGGGGTGCAGGGAGGGCTAACGGCTTTTGCCCCCGGCGATACCGGATGATCGTCAGCTACCTTGCTTTCTGACGGACCCGGATGGGTGATGATGGTGATGCGGGAGACGGAAATCATTTCGGCTGCCTCGACCGCTTCTTAGGCTTCGGTAATTCCTGTTCTTCCGGCACTTCCGGGTTCAGATTTTTCTCATAAGCAAGATCAAGTACGATCCGCTTGTGCAGCCAGACATTTCCCGGCGTGCAATAGGCGAAGATCGTTCCGCCATCGGACATGGGAAGCAGTACGATATGATCTGCCGGTGGGATGATGTTCGCGACGTTCGAGGACAAATGCCTCGCGTCATTCCCGAAGAACTGGCGTGGTTCCTTGAAGCGGGGATTGGCTTTCACAATCTCGATGATCTGCTTTGTGTTCGTGCAGATGATCGGCTCGCTTCTATTGTCGAATAGAAGATCGTTCGTGACTGTTTGCGCTTTAACCCGGTAGGTAAGGATGACGGTAAGCGCCGCGATCACACAGACCACTAGCGTTACGTCTGCCAGCTTCATGGGCCATGAACGGCGCGAGTAAGTTTCCTGCGGGAGAATGTCACCGCCATCCTTACGGGTAGGCGAGGCGCACTCGTAGGGAGTGCGATCCTTAAAAAAAACACTCTCGCCGCAGGAACTTGTATCGGCATTGCTGCCGTTAATTCTATCGATGATGATCGCGCACTCTTGCGCGTCAGATCGAAATTGTGAGCGGAGGTCAGACATTGCTGGCCTCCATTTCAGCTTCAACAGAAAAGCCGCGAGAGATTTTGGACTTCGCCAGATCGGCAGCCTTCGGCCCACGCCGGACAGGAACGCCTTCGCGCCAGTCGTTGATGTAGTTGTCGCGATGGCAAAGGTTGAACCATTCAGAATGGTTGTTCGCCATCGTCAGGTCGTAGCGTTCTTCCAGCAGTTCGGTTTCGTGCTTGACCCAAGCCGCATCGAAATCTTCTTCCGCGCTTTCGGAATAGACGAGGCCGGTTGCGGGATCGCGCCAGACGGCAATAACAAAGCCGATGGCTTCGTATTCTCCGAAGGTGTTGTTCACGGCTTCTTCGATTGAAGAAAAAGCCATGACCTCGGAGTAGTCGGTCTGATCGAAGAAGACCTGAACGATGATTTCCTGCCCGCCAGCCATTTCTGTCTCTCCAATCTGAAAGTGGAACGGCGCTTATCGGCGCGCGTCTTTGTCGTCGCATTCCTCCCGCCAGATGCTCCAGACGATCCAGAGCAGGGCGGAAGCACCCAGAAGGACGAAGGCCAGAAGCAGGTAGAGAGCGATGGTCATTGGCCCGCATTCCCTTGGTTGGTGGAAGGGAGTTTGCCGATAGCAAAGGGTAGCGTCAAGTGAAAACTTTGCCGATGGAAAAGAATTTTTCGGAGAGGTAGCGCGTTAAGGGTTAACGGCCAGAATCAGGGGATAGCTACTTCCGCGATGCCAGGGAGGCCATAAAGCGGATTAGGTGGCGCTGCAGGCCTTCCTCGGTCGGGGGCAGAAAAAGAGCCCATACAGGCACGCCAATGCCCCTGCCGAGCCTCCTAAGGGCGTCCAAGGTGGGGTTGGCCCCGTGTTTCCCGGAAATCAGGGCCGAAATGTAACCCTCGCTGAGTTCCGCGCTGCGGGCGAGGTCGGCCGGGGTCATTTGGAACCGATCCAACCATTCCCCAATGTAGAGGTCGCCGTGGCTGAGGGTGTCCCCGTCCAAGGGGGCGACCTTCAACATCCGGGTACCGCTGGCTGCCTTACTCGATTTTGCCATAGGCAAAGAATACGCCGCACTGCGGGATCATGCATTTTCCAATGGCAAAGAATTTCCTTGACGGTGTGCTTTGCCAATGGCAAAGAATGGGACCATGGAAGCGCAACACCCCCTAGAAACTTGGCTCGATAAGTCCCCAGTTTCGCGAACAGATTTCGCAAAAAGCGTGGGCTGTTCGCTGCCGCACCTGTCTCTGCTTTCGCAGGGCAAGCGCGGCGTATCGCTAGAGCTGGCGCTGAACATTCAGCGCGAAACCGGCGGTGCGGTGACCGTCGAGCAGCTTCTGCAAGCGCGCAAATCGGAAGTCTCTGCGGAGGCTTCCTGATGCTTCCGCGCATGTTCCTCCACGGCATCCATAAGCCTTCGCATGGCGCGGGATATTTGTTTCATCCGATCATCGCGAAGTATCAGCCGCTCATCGTGCATCGGCGAGCCTCTCAGGGAGGCGCTCTTGCTTAAGGCGCATAGGGGAACGGACGAAAAGAACGGCTTGCGGTTTATCTCGCATGCCAAGCTGCTGCGCGTACTTCACTACCACCCTGAATTGGGCGAGTTCACTGTAAAAGAAAGTATCTACGGGTTGCGCGCCGGAGAGCGCGCTGGAACGCCCGTTAGTTACGGCTATGTCCGCATCTCCATCGAAGGTGTGAAATATCCCGCACATCGGTTGGCGTGGTTCTACGTCCACGGCAGATGGCCGAAGGAGCAAATCGACCATATCAACGGCGTTCGTGACGACAACAGAGTTTGTAATCTCCGCGAAGCTTCCAGCATGGAGAACCAGTGGAACGCAAAGCGCGCCATCAACAATAGTAGCGGCTTTAAGGGCGTTTACTTCGACAAGCGCTTCGGTGTGTTCGTCGCCCGCATTACAGCGCATGGCACTTCATACTCGCTTGGAAAATTTGAAACCGCCGCAGAAGCAGGCGCTGCTTATGCGAAGGCGGCCAAGTTCTATCACGGTGAGTTTGCGAGGACTGAATGACATTCATTCCGCCCTTGCCATCAGGTGCCCGTACCGGACAAGCTCTTCCGCAAGGCGATGGGCTGTACAG